TAAATCAATTATTATTTTTTCTGCCATCTCAACTCTTTTTTAATCTTTTTACCTGCACCCATAAACCCATTTGGTAATTCATACTTACCTTGTGCTATGCGTATGTTTTCTGTTTCGCCATTTGCGTACTTCAATAACTCTAATATGTTTTGTATCATAAGTCGTTTATTAGTTCTATGTTGCTTTCGCCTGTTAGTAGGTTAGTAGATACGCTGTTTATTTTGTATGAGTTTCCTGCTATAACAAACCTATTACTTAAATTATAGTTTAGTAATATCTTTAAAGGTAAATACGCTTTAACTTTTGTTAGCCTTTGTTTGGTATTAAACACACTTGCTATGTAGTCTTGGTAATATTCTAAAAACAATGTATCTGTAAATGTAGTGTCTTGTGTCCACTCGTTTGTTTCTAAACCAAAGTTTAACTGGTTGTCGTTTATTGCTGAATTAAAACTTAAACTATTAGAAGGCAAGTTTACGTTGGTTATTTCTTTATGTCCGTCTGCTTCATTGTCTGGATTTACGCTATCTACAAATGATATACCGCCTGTGTTTGTAAGTATGGGATAAAATAATAAAGGGCTACCTAAATAAGCGTTTTGGCTTTTATCTACCGAATACCCCCATTGTATGTTTTTTTGTGTACCTCCATTTACATCATTTAATCTTTCAAACAACATATGTCCAAATGGTGCTTCTACTTTATACAACCGACCTGATAAATCTGTTTCGTCTGCGCTATATTTTAAACTACCAAATTCTCGGTTATTTAGCTCCCCAAACTTATTAGCAAGAAATGTCTTTGTGTCTTTAAACTTAAATTCTATTTCTTTGTATGGTAGTGCTACATCCACTTTGCTATTTTCTACATCTACAAACTCTGTAATGTCGTAACTTGGTGGTGGTTCTATTGTCGGGGCGTTAGCATAAAAGTCATCTAAAGTTTTTACTTTAATTACACCATTTTCTACAAACGCAGTAAGATTAAACAACTTAAACAACCCTGTAAGAAAATCTATAATTTTAATATCAGGCATTTGTTTAGATATGTTAAAAATAAAAGTAGTAGAAGTTGTGAAAGCACCTGTTGAGTAATCTACTATTGCTTCTTGAGTACCACCATTATCATAAACACCTTCCCACTCTATTTTTGTAAACTGTATGGCGGTTGCTGCCGTAATGTAAACTTCATAATTCCCTAATGCATAAAAAAAGTCAGGTGTTGCACCTAAGCCATCAATCGTAATATCTCCTGTGTGGTTTGTTTTTGTATATACCGCAACTCCGTTTCTTTCTATTCGTATGTCAAATGGGTCAGTAGATATAACATCTATAACTAAACGCAATACTTGAAGCAAAGGGTCAGATGCAGCGTAAAACGATGTAAATGTGGTATTATTAATAATGAATGAGCCTTCAATATTTTGTAAACCCCAATCTATATGGTTTTCGGCTTTTGTAGTAGTACCTGACAAATCTTCTACTGCACCGCTTTTCCTATGTAGCCATAAAAACAAATGGTCAAATTCTACTGTACCTGTATTTTTTAAAAAGTCATTGCTAAATTCTAAATCAAAATCTGTTTCTATTTGCTCTATAATTCTGTTTACTCTTATTGCGTATTTTAACTCATTCCACTTTACACCGTGTTGGTTTTGTGTATGACCTGTATCGTAATACAAATTACCATCCCCTTTATCATCGTGGCTACCACTATCATAAAACAACCTCTGACTGTGAGTAATTAAAGGTGCTATAATATCAGTACCACTTTCTGATGTGGTTAGTTTTGTTTCTATTGTTGAAGCATCGTAGTTTAAATCAAGTGAAGTAGGAAAGTTAAGGTCTGATAATTTAGCTTCTCCCAACTCGTCTTTCAACTCTACAATATCCCCAAAGAATGTAATCCTGTATGTATGTGGTTTGTTGTTTTTTAAATCTACACCCTCTAATTTTATCTTGCCTGTTTGGAATGGTATGCTGTTTAGTTCAATAGTAGCAGATACTTTTTTACGTGCGTCAAAACCGCCTATAATATCAAAGTTATAATAATGCTTAAATATCTTGTTATTGGTCTTAGATGCAGGAATACTAAAAGACTGGGTAAACGCTGTAAATACTTTCTCAATATCCTTTACGTTTTGGATACTTTGAGTTATAGTAATACTTTCGTCTTTAAACAACTCTACTCTTTGACCTTGTATGTATAGTTCTATTTTTTGCACTATCTTACTGTGTTAATTTTATCAAAGGCATAATCAAAATCAATAGTGTACTGTACAAGTCTATCATTAAGGCTTGTTTTATAAGTAACGCTTTGTGTCTTAGGAATAATAGGCAGTACTAATTGTTCGTCTGTTAGTTTAGTGAGCCATACTTGCTCTGACATCATAAGCTGTTTTATTACCTCATTATATTCTTCAGATATATAATCAGTATTTAGAGTAATACTTTCCTTACCCATTTTATTATACTGTGCTACTTGTGGCTTGTAGGTGTCGTATGTAAGCGCATTAAAGTTCATTACATTTGCCTTATATGTTTCGCCTGTGGTATTTAGGCTCTCTGTGCTTTTTAAAGTAAAGAATATATCTTGCAATGCACCAAACTTATTTACAAACGTTACTTTTATTGGCTCGTATTTAGAACATTCAAATGTCTTAATCTTGATTATATCTGTTCTTTTATCAGAACTAACATATAACTCATCTACAATCCCTATATCGGTAGTGTCTAAAAACTCATCTAATAATGGACTTTGCTCAAGTATACCGCCATCAGCTAATACTCTTTGTTCGTAAGTATCTACATTGTCGTTTCCAGATGCAGTAACGTAATCTATTTGACCATTTGTGTTTACAGATGAAGATATTGTTTGTGACCTTTTGGTTTCGCCTTGATACCTGTAAGCGATGCTTGTTGTGTTTTCTGTATATATAGGCACTCTTACGTTGTAGTCGTTTAATCTAAATACAGTTTTATTGGATTGCAATAGCGTATCTCTGTTGATGTATTTTTTTGCATCTTCTAATCTTGGATTAAATACAATAATAGTATCAAAGAATTTAGTGTCAAAATCGTTATCCGCACGAGCAACATATATACTAAATTTAGCAGTATCTGAACCATCTACATCAAAATCTACTTCGCATTTGTACCAATCATTACCGTAGTCATATATCCTTGCATCTAAAAAATTAGTGGAAAAACTAAAAGATGTGCCTGTTTTACCATTTAGTAAATCAAAGAATTGAAAACTTGGTTGGCTTGTTCCTTTTAGATATTGTAACACCACGAAGTCTGCATTTTCTCTTTTTGCATATATGCTAAATGTTTTCTTGCCCGATGTGTTAATTGATTGTGATTGTATAGCATTTGAGGCAAATGTACTGGTTGTAGCTCCAAGTTGAGTTGCCTTTATCTCTCCTGTGATAAAAGTATCATCGTCATTTTCAACAACAGCAATATTGTTTTGTTTAGTCCAATAATTAGTATCGTTTAATTGGTCAATTCCACTTAATAGGTTTGTTTGAGCAAATGCTCCTTCTTCAAAGTAACCATAACCATCTACGCCTAAGAGTAAATCTGCATCAGAGAACAATGTAGTTCCTGCTGAATTTATAATATCTAACTCATAATATACCCAAACACATTGACTATTGTATTCTGCGTCAAACTCTATATCTAAATAATCTCTTACAAGTTCTGCTATTTCAAATATAACATAATTGTTAGTAGATATTTCACTCTTGGTTATAGTGTATTGTGCAGTTGCAGGTTTGCCCGTGTTTAGTGTGCCTGTATATATATATAGATTTAAAGTAGCAGATGCTAAATCACTATCTTGTGCTTTTATATAAAACGGACTTCTTAAATTTATTTTAGTTGCCACTTGTTGCTGATGTTAAAAATTCTTCTAAATCTAATTTATACGCATCTACTAACTCTTTTGGTAGTTTGTCAAATGCTTGTTCAAAACTCTTTGTAAAGAAATTGCTCGGCTTTATACCTTTTCTAAATATGCTACGTGCCATAAGATACTGTAAGCTCTTTCTCTTTATAAATTGTCCTTGTGCGTTTCTTACTCCTTTAATGTTCTTTCTAACCAACCACTTATCAAGAGCTTTTGGTGGTGGCATCTTATCCCTATAACTGAAAGGAGTGTTGTATTTCTTTTTAGTACCGCTTACACCCTTATCCTGATATATACCGTAATCTTCCATAAAGAAGTTTAGTATAAACGCATTTGCAGACGTTTTAAGGTCGTATCTTAGGCTGTTGTATAGTTCTTTAGTACTATTCTTCTTTCCCTTCGTTAAACGTGTCCTTGATTGCTGTATAACACGCTTGGCAAACCCATTTAATATGTCCTCTGTATTTTTTAACATAAGTAAATATCGTTGGGTATTTGTATGTCAAAGGTTGCAGACCATCCTGCTAATTCGTTTTCAAACCTATCGTAAAATGGCTCACAGCTTGGGTCGCCTACTAATTGGTAGTTATCGTTGTATAGTGTTCCCTGTCTTAATAAACCAAATAGCTTATTCTGTACCGCTAATTGTGTGTTAAGCACATCTTGCTCGTTATCATTGCCTACAAATATATCAGTAACCTCATCTTTGCTTACATCCACAATATCCATAGAAAGTAAACTAATGTTTATATTAAGTACTTGTTCCTGTACGGTTACGCTATTTATGATTAGGTGTGATAGTGGGAATATGGTTTGTTTAGACAAATCTATTTCTGTTAAGTCGCCTGTTGTTACTGTATTGACGTTTTCATCAAGTAACAGTTGGTCTTTTATGGTTTGTGTTATAAGGTAAAAACCTCTTACTCCTTTATTTGCCATTTTTAATTCTTTTCGCTTCTAACTCGTTTTTCTCTTTCATAAACTCCAACGCATACAAACAATCGTGTACACCTAATTTAGTGATATTTTCAAATCTTGTAATATCTCCGTTAGCCAATCCGTATATTGATTGATACCAACCCCACTTTGCTCCAAAGTTGCTTTCTGCTGTAAGTCCCCCTGATTGTGTGAATAAGCTATCATAGTCTGACATAACTCGTTCCCTAAATTGTAAAAAAAAACAATAGAACCAAGTACAGCATCTAATGGCATATTCTTATATACGGTTGCGTCTTTGACTTCGTATTCTTCTATGTTATACAAAGTATCATATTTGCCCTTAATCGGTCTGTAAAGTACCGCCATTGCACGTTCTATGTTATCCCAATCGCCTAAGTATGTGTCAAGGTCTATATATTCTCCAAAAGACATTTCATCAAGGTTAGGTATAAACCCATACTCTACGTTGCCTATTTTAAAACGTCTTTTTAGTGGTGGAGTAGTATCAAACATCTTAGATAGCTTTGTAACTATCGTTTGTATGTCAGATGCTTTAATGTGCCTTGCAATCTTATCGGGTACATTGCAAAATATAGTAATCATCTTTAGGGCTATTTGGTTTTCAGTCAGTCCTTCGGGTAATTTAAGATACTGCTGATATTGCCCTAATGTAATGTCATTTAGATTTGTGGGTACGTTTAGTGCATACTTCATATAAATATAACGTATATATACGAAGTTTTTAGAAACAAAAAAAAGGGCTATTAAAGCCCCTTGTAAAATTGTTGTGTTCTGTGTAGTAAATCCCACACTATGTAATCTTTGTCTTGTGGGTGTCTTGCTTTTACGCTTATCCCTGTTCCTATGTCGGTGTGTGTTATTATTACACCGCTTCTTAGTTTATGTAGTTTCATCTCTTACCGTTTTCATCTACCTGTCTGCTGTGCTTGTTTGTTCTATGATACACATAGGTTTTTTGCCATTCAGCTAAAGGTATAAATCTTACTTTCTCGTTTATTTGTTTCTTAGTCTTTTTCATCTATCAGTTTTATTATTTGTTCTCTCGCATCGCTATATTGTAAATACTTGTATCTCCAATACTCTATCTTTTCATCTAAAGAATTAAACTCAAAATCATCTTCAAGTGTGTCAGGATATTTAAAACAATCTTCTATATATCCAATTTTAAAATCTAAAGCCTCTAACAATGTAATGTTAATGTTTTTCATATCTCCATTTCTTGTTCCCAAAGTACAGGTGTCCATTCTTCAAAGGTTTCATTCCAGTAAACCTCCTGCATAATCTCTAATTCTCCGTTGCATCTAAAGTGCTTGTTTCCTATTTCTACTATCATAACCCTAACCATTTATCAGCGTGTGCGCAAAGTTGCAAAAATAAACAAGTCCACCCAAAAGCTGCAAAGTATATAATAAAGTAAAATATAAAGTTGTCTAATTTTCGTTTCATAATGTTTGTTTTTGTTGGTACAAATATACACAAATATATTTATTTACAAAATGTTTATAAAGTTTTTTTAGTAAGCGAAGCTAATCGCTTCTTAATGAATGTAGTACTTACCAAAGTTTGGCTTGGATAGTATCGAGTAGCAACTGTAACGGGCTGCATCAAGTGTGTGGTTGAACATATCCTCAGGTACGTTTGTTATTCTACCTGCTCTATCTTCTTTCCACTTATAGCTTCTAAACTCTTTAATCATATTCACGCTATCCTTTGTTACGTGGAGTTTGTATCTTTTTAGTAGGTCTATTCCTGCTAATACAGAGTTACTACCTTTATACGACTTCATTACTTTGTGTCCGTATCTACGCAGTTGTTCTATTATTTCAGGTCTTGCACTATCAGCGTATGTAATACCGTTTACCTCAACACCTTTTAAGTATTGGTGTATGTCCTCTGTTGTCATCTTAGACCTATATAGCAGTTCCTTAAAGTAGAGGTTATGGTCTTTCTTGTATGTTGCAATAAATGTAGTAGGGTCGTTAAATCCAAAGTCCATCCCATAAGCCACAAGCTGTGCATCGTCAGGTATGCTATCAATCTCCGTGTATTTAAATATAGTTGCTTTAGATATTGCTCTTTCCCCAAGTCCATATATACGCCAATAAGTATCATCTGTTTCTTTTAGTAGTTCTATCTCGCTTATTATACTATCATCTAAAAATGGATTATCTAAATAAGTAGTCTGATAGGTTTCTACGTCTTCTCTTGCTTCTAACTTCTCCCATATCCAATGATACTCATCAGAAGGGTTTAAATCGCCTATAATCTTGTCGGTGGTTCTGAATACTAATTGTTGCCAATCCTCAAAGTCTAACTCATTCATCTCATTACAGAACAGTAAATCCCTTTTACGACCTCTCACTTTTTGGCTTTGGTCTAAACTAATAAACTCTATAAGGTTGCTATCTAACTTGTATTCGTGATTACTCTTATTGTGGTACTGCTCATCGTACAGCTCCATCTTTTTTAGTATATCCATAAAGTCCCTCATTACTGTTGCCCTAACAGCAGGAAACGTCTTACGACATATAGTAATGGTTTTGTTATCGTTGTGTTGGCAGTAGTGTAGTATAATCCATAGCAGTATGTTGTAGGTCTTACCGCTTCTTGTTCCG